ATTTATAAGCTCATTATTTCCCTGATACATCAACATAAAATTGTTAACTATATCATCTAATGTGACATATTGATACGACCCCCAGTTCTCATCCGTAGGAGAGACTTGGTTGTTTTCGTAATATTGGTAATCTGTTATATATGCCATAATAATTAGCTTGTTTCTTGAGTATCTACCAATTCTTCCGCCTGACCGAATTCTATTACGGCAGCCTCTCTAATTTCTATACCTACATACTGACAAATCTTAGCCACTAAAGCAGGCTCGTCTGATAGTGGTAACTCAAAGTCTTGGTAGTCAGCTTGAGACTGATCGAATAAAGGCTCCCCCGCCGTTAAAGTCATCCAAGTCCAGTTAGGATCTGCAGGATATCGTATGTACTGCGCTTTAACATCGCACGGCCCCATATCATTCCCTGCAGTATATGGATCGTTAAGGCCATCCCAGGTAGTAGGATATACAGATATAATATTTGCATCTAAAACATAACAAGGGTATTGAGGCGTAGGACCTGTAAGGTTACTGCTGGTAAGATTAAAGATTTTCCTTTGGCTTACTCTCTCTACCTCTACAATATTGTGTGCATCATATATAGCATATGTTTCTACTCCTGCTGCAGCGGGGTCTACAAATAAGGTAGCTGAGCATGTTATTACAGACCCTGCGGGTGAAGCTATGTTAGATATATTCTGAACCCATCCCTGTAAACCAGGTGCTCCTATAGCGGGATATGGAGCGGCACCCGTAGCGCTGGTGTTTATTACTATATCTCCTGGCTGTACTCCCGTAGTAAAGAAGTCTACAGTGTTATCAATAAGAAGAGTGCTGTTAGGTGTAAAGCTACTTGTAGATCCACGCACTCTAAGTGTAGGATATCTATAGAGTTTATTTATGAGATAATAGTCTGATGGTAATTGGTATGCCGCTGAGCCCGCAAAACCCGAGGGTACATTAGGCACTGATACAGGGTTTAGCTGCGCTAAAAACACCTGCATAGAGAAGGTATCTATAACCTCTTCTATATTTTTTATTATATCTGCATAACCCGTCCCTGCTGATCTCGCGTTCTGCCTATTTATCCAGTTGTTATACTGATAAAAGTAATCCTCAAACATATCCATCTGCGCCTGTTTAGCGTAGAGGTTGAAATCTTGTGGCGAGATATATCCGTAGTTATTTTTGTTAGCTATAGCCAACACCGTATTGCGTACCGAATTTATCATAAAAAAACTTTTTACAAAGATAGCACAAAAAAAAGGGCCCTATTTTTTGGAGCCCTCTTCTTTAAATCATGTAATAACAGTTTATGCTATTGCGATTGCTGTTACTGTTACCGGAGCAGTGCCCGCTGCGTTATCTGCCATTGGTGAAATAGCTGCGGTACCTGAGTTTTGCCAACTTGTAGCTAAAGCTCTTACCATACTATCAGTAAACCAATCTCTCATAGTGTACGCATTTGCTGCGATAGCATCATGAGTAATAGTTAATAAGTCAGAGGCTGCAACTGCATTTCTGTAAGTTACGGTTACCGTTGTGGTAGACCCTTGTACTACTTGTAACACATCATTTAAGCTGACATATCTCCAGCCTGATGTTTCGTCAGTGTTAGTGACCCAAATTTTTAGGAATTTCTCCATAATATAAAAAATTAAATAAGTAAATAAAAAACAAAGATACAATAAAAAAGGGAGCCTATTTTAGCCCCCTCTTTATTTTGGTTTATCTTCTCCTTCGATCTGGGATGAAGTAGCTTATAAGGTTATCTATCCAACCGAATATCTGGTTGTCTTTTTCTGTAGGAGTAAGGTTTACTACTACTTTTGCAAGGGCCATCACTGCTATTAGCAATCCTGCCCAGTTTTCTACGATAAAATCTAACATGGTTTTTTTTATTTATTAAGTAACTTAGAAAGTCCTTGGTATATATCTATGCCGTCATCCGTCTTTAAGTAAGACCCTACCACATGGTAAGGATCCTCCCCGAAAGGAACGGTAAGCATTTTCTTTTTATTTCCTTTAAGGTTGAAGTATACATCCTTATTCTTATTGCGCAAAGATAAGAGCTTCTCTTCGAAGAACTGTCTTATCTCATCGCCAAATTCTAAATCAGGATCGTTTACTACCTCCAGAAAGGCTTGGGGTTCATTTTTAGCATATAAGAGCATATCTCTTTTGAGCTCTGCAGAACTATACCTCTCTATATTTCCTCCTATTAGGATTCTACTTACAGAAAGTAGTTTCTCAAAAGAAAGATCTTTGGCTATAATCTGCGCGTCGATTGCCATCTCTAATACGTTAACATCGGCTGACGCATCTCTTTCATTATTAACTTCCTCGAAGACTCTGTCTCGCATAGGATGGTAATATAGAAACTGCTGTAACACTTGGTTAGCTTTTTCCACAACCAACATACCGTCTTCAAAGACGATAGGTTCTAAAATAGCATTGCCATCTTGTTCATCCACGAAGGGAGACTTTTGGTTTCGAGCATAGCGTAGGGGGCGATTGACGCCCGTCTCCTCATCGAAATGAAGTAAAGGGGACCTGCTGCTATTGTGCGACGCTAACATATAGTTTAGGGGGCACTTATCGTTTTTAAGTCTGTACGCCTTAGCGGTAAATACTGTTTTGTTTTTCATTTTATTAAAATTTAATTCAAGTTAAAAAAATAGGGGAGGAGGGATTCCCCTCCCCCATTTCCATCATTTTATGTTATGCGTTCTGGAATAAGAAGAAGTTGTTTGCACCTAAAGTACATACACATCTCTCACTCAAGAAGTTAACCTCCATAGCATCCAAAGAAGATGTTCTCGCTCCACCAGCAGAACCAGTGATCCAAGTTTTGTATCTTCTATCTTCAGTTTCTGAAGCTCTGTATCTAACGTGTAGGAATGGACGCTTAGCGTTCTTCCCTAAGATTTGGTCATATACAGTAGTAGAGCCAGCTGGGACTAAAAGTCCGTTGATAGCACCTCCTGTTAAACCACCTCTCATAGAAGCATCGTTAAGGTATTTCCAGTCTGTCTTATAGAAGTCGTAACCTCTACGGAAGCCCGTGAACCCTAAGTTTAGAGCCATATCCTCATCGTTATCGAAGAGTCCGTATGAAGTACCACCCGCTCCGTAAGAGTTTTGTGCAGCTAACATATCGTCCATATCGAAAGAGAATTGACGGTTTACAAAGAGAGCATTCTCCTCGATAGAACCTTGCTTATCTAATCTCTGGATTACAGCATCGAAATCCGCTAACGAAACTGGGTTACCCCCTCCGTATACGTTTCCTCTATCTCCTACTACGTAGAAGACACCTTGTGATCCACCTTGTCCGTTGTCTCCAGCAGCATTTCCGAAATGGATAGCAGCTCCTGAAGTAGATTCAGCAGGTACAGCCTCTACCATAGCAGTCTCCAAGTAGTCTTCGAAACGAAGTCTTGTGTCGTGCTCTGACTTTAGGTACCACAGGTATCCGTTAGCTCCATCTTCAGAAGTAATTTCGATCCATCCAATTTGAGCCATATCAGAACCAGAAACTTGGTACTTGTCCTTAATGATAATAGGCTTGTTATCGAAGATGAAATCGTCAGACTCTAAAGAAAGCTCCATACCTTCCGTTCCTTTCTTAAACTCAGAACCGTAGATAAATACAGTGAGAGTATCAGTAGCAGCGAAAGCTTGTCCAGCAGCCTCGTAGTAAGCTACGTCGAAAGTCTGAAGGGTTGTTGATACAGCCGTAACAACAGCTTTGTTGCTTAGGTTAGAACCAGCAGTGTTGTCAGATAGCATTACCGTTTGACCAACTCTGATACCAATCATCCCATCTCCTGCAGTAGAAACTGGAGTAGCTGGAGCTAAGGTGTCAGATACTGTGATAGTAGCATCGGGGTCTGCCGCTGCGCCGTCTGAAGCACAGTCAACATATTTAACGTGAAGCCTTCCTTGCTCTGCCCATTTGATCATGTCAGAGTTAGAAGGCATTTCCGCTCCCACCATTCTTAGGAATGAAGAGATCGATCTATTACCGTAACGCTCAAATTCCTTCTCATAGGTATCAGGAAGATACTGATTGAGGAAGTCGAAGTCCGTAATATAGTTTGATGCCAGGGTTACTCGTTCCGCTGATGGGATTAAGTTATATCCTGGCGTTGCATTTACAGCCATTTTTTCTTGTTTTTAATTTTTAAACTTTTTTTATACTTTTAATTCTGAGTCCACTTCCACTCGAAGTATCGCCAACTTGTCTGATCTTAAGACCATTCTTGTTAAACGACTGAGGGGCTTGGCGTACCATATCGATGTTTTTTGATTTTTTAGAAACATCATCTATAGCTTCAGCTTTGCCTTGCTCATAAAAAAATTGGGCGAATCTATCAGGATTCATCGCTATAGACATAGCTCTATGATATCCCTCTGCGTCTTTCATCATTCCGCTTTCTGAATCTAAATAAGGTTTTACAAACGTATTTACATCCTTCTGCTTATTGAATAACTCTTTACCATCGCCAGGTTTGTAGGTATATTGCTTATCGTTGACGGTGAAATTAAAACCTTTAAAATCCTCGTTGAGCACTTCACTGCTCTTATCGACAAACCACTGATACCTCTTTTTCATTCCTTCCTTCTCAGTAGTTGATTCCTCAACATAACTCTTGTAACGATTAAACTCTTCCGTTTGCTCCTCCGAACTGAAATCCCCACCTGACTCAAGGGGGACCTTATACTGCTCTTGTTGCTCTTTGAAGAATTTCTTCGCTTTTACAAGTTCTCTTTTGTGCGCTAACTTCTTTTTCTTCACATCCTTTTCCTCGTCCAGGTCTTCATCGTATCCAAATTTATCTTCTATGATATCTTGAATATCGAATTCATCCAACCCCTCTTCCGTTTGTGAGTAGTAGTTAGCTATTACGGTATCGCCATCCATATCTTCGTAATTCTTTTGTAGTTTTACGTAGTCATCGAATCCTCTACCGGTTTCTTTTTTATACTTAAAGAACGCCGAAACATCCTCTGGTAACTCCTCGTTTGCTTCTGTTTGGGCAAACAACTCATCGACAGAGTTTATTTCTTTATCGTATCTGTCCCTAATATACTTAAGAACGTCTTCGTCTTTTAATCCAACCGATTCTTGTGCTTCTTCTTCCGAGAGTATGTCGTCTTTGGTTTCCTCGGAGGAGGCACCCGTAGCGCTTGTATCCACTCTCTCAGTTCCAGGGTCAC